GCTGATATTTTTTTTGACGGAGTTTTTCAACCAATGCGGACGTATCGTCGATTTTATTTCTAATCGAATCAATATATCGCTCCTGCGTCCGAATCGCAGCCTTAGCCCCTTCAGTATTCAGCCCAAGTTCGGCTCCAGTGCTTTTCGATGTTTCCTCGGCTTGTTGCTCGTTTTGCGATTCCTCCAATAATCGTTGGCGTACTGCAAGTAGTTGCTCTGCATATTTCAGCCGTTCATCGTCATCCTTTGCAGACTTTAGTTTCGCGGAAAGTTTTTTCTCCTTCTCCCGCAATTCAGCAGCCTTCATCGATGCGTTACCTAAATCTTCAATCGCAGCAAGAGCCCTGCGAGCCTGCACAACAAGATAAGCCAAGGCAGCAACAGCGCCGGCCACTACCGCGAATATTCCAGCCCCCAATGCCGTGAAAGCAATTCTCAGGCCATGTATAACGGTTATCGCAACTCTTCCGGACTTGGCGATTCCGTTAAATATTGCTATCCCACCGATAAGGAGTTTTAATCCAACCCATACCATTCCGAGAGCTTTTGCCCAATAAATTATCTTATCAATTATATCCTGGATGTCTTTCTGACTTAAAGATTCCAGATATGCTGCAAAATCACTGAGTCGGTCCATCAATTTATTGACAACCGGTAATAAAGCCTCTCCAAAGCGTTCTCCAATATCACCAAGGCGATTCTTCAACTGTTCGAGTCGACCCGTAAAAGTTTTTGTAGCATCCTGCGCCTGCTTATAACCCTTTGCGGCATATTGTAAAACAATCGCAAATTTTTCTTCGGCGGTAGTAGCTGCACGCAGAGCTGGAATACGACGCTGCAGCATAGTAAATTCACCTTGTGTCGCAAGCACAAAGTCTCGCATTGCTGCATCTGGGGTTTCCTCCATGGCTTTTCCCAAACCTATAGCCGCCTTTGCCGCTCCTTCGAGTTTATCAGCAGAAACGCCGAGGTTTAAAGCCTGCTTCGTCAACCCCATAGTAAATTCATCCCCATAAATGGTCTGCTTTTGGATTTGTGATGAAACTTTTTTGAGCTTCCCCAAATAATCTTCAGCCGCATAGCCGTTATTATCCAATGCAGAACGGAGTCCCTCTTCTGCGTCTTGTTGTTTTGTGAAAAGCCTCAACAACCCAACCGCAGCAGCGGTGCCGGCAAGCAGTATGTTTCGGATGGAATTAGCGGCTTTAATTGCACTGGATTTGACGCCATCAAGTACCTTCTTTAACCTCGCAGCGGTAACTGTGACGTTCTTGTCCTTAAGCGTCAAATCGACATGTCCTTCACCAGCCTTAAAGGCCATATTTCTGTTTCCTCTCGTCTATAGCTTTTTGGGCCGCTGCAGGGTCGGAATATTCTCTCGCCTCGCATGACCCACATTTTTTCAGGTATCCGTCCACCTGCCGAAGCGTTAGATTGCGAACCTGCGAACAGTCGAACTTATAAAGTTCTCCGAAAGTCTTTAACAAAACCTCGAAGCCTTCACGTATCGAGGTTTCGTTTCCGTCCGCTGCAGGTTTAAAAACAGCATCGTTGAAATTAACAATCGCATCGAAAATTCTTGAAAGCTTTTTACCGGTTAAAAATCTCCAACGAATTGATGATAAACTGATTTCCGGTTGATATTTTCGCAGGCTAAGCCAAACTAACAGCCTAACGTCACCCATCGTCAAGTCGCCGTCATTCCCTTCCAACGCATAATAATCGGCGATATCCCCGACGGTAAGTTGACTTAGAAAATATCTCCGCCATCCAACTTGAACCAACCGCGGCGCAGCCATCGCTTCCGCCAGAGATAATCGCTTTGCAATATCAGCCATGTCTTATGACGCCAAATTAGGTGCAGCACCCCATGATACGTCTACTTCGCAATTTCCGCCCTCGCCTATCGGTACTTTATAGTTGGCACTTATGATAACCGCCATACCGTTATACAGTGTATTTGAACTGTCAGATTTCATAAGCAACATTCCGTTTTCGCCTTCCACGAACAGTGTCGTGTCGTCCGTCAGTGCGGTAAAAGAACCCGACGCATCGGAATGCCCAACCGTTCGACCTATCTTGCCATCAGTGCCACTGGAGGCATACTCGTTGACCTTGACGCTCTTATTGACGATTAGGTCGGTAGCATCTACGACCGCAGTACCTTTCCAACTGACAGTTCCATTTTTTGCCGATTTTGCATTACTTGTAACAGCCATAATATTTTCTCCTGAATTTCTTGTAAGATTTCTTATTGAGCAGAATTAAACGGCTACTTCGCCGATTATTACAATGTCGTATTCGAGCGTGCTTTCGCCGCTGCCGTCGTGGGCGAGCTGAAGCTGGTCCGCCGTATCCGCGGTCACCGCGTAACCGCTTGCGGAGGCCGTCGCCCACACCAGCAGCCGCCCGCCAGGGGCAAGCACCATCTTGTCGGCGGCGTCGCCGAATAACGCGGAAAACGCATTCGACGCCGCACCGCCGATAACCAGATTGGCGTCGCTCGATTTGTTGTACAGGTACAACGCTTTGACGTTTGCGAACGTCACCGTATCCCCGAACGCGTCAGTCAAACCGCCCGCAAGGTCAAGTGTTTCATTGGCCCCGTCCGCAAGTGTGCGGGTATCAGACCAATGCTGGTTGGCATTACCAGCACCCGTCCCGTTCGAAAAAGACATCGATGCGTTTATACTAATGTCGTCTTTCGGGGTAGACATATCGAGAACTTTGCTTCCGTTAGAAATTATTCGCAGATTCAAACTGCCTGTGGTATTCATTCCAAACTCCTACGTTAAAAGATTTTTGGTAAATTTCATTTTCACGTTTACTGATATCATGCCCCGCCATCCAAGCCGGCCGCGGTTTTCGTCGCCAATTTCGATAACGTCCTGGCAATCGGTAACGTCAATATCCATCACGTAATCAAGGCCAAGATTATTTGATGTGTTTGCGAGAGCTTTTATCAATGCCCATTTGAGGCGGAATAAAACCAGTGCGTTCAACTCGCCGGTAACCGCCCTGATAAAATAAACCTGTTCGACAAAATGGCTCGTCGACGTGGCAAACAAGTTCGTCTTGCCGCCGCCTGGAATTATCTGCACTTCGGGTAAGTCGGAATCCTGCACTGAATCCTTGAACGGGTTGACGGCAGTGCCGGTCAATTTCGTGCGATTGCCAACCTTGACCAGATTGGTAAAGTCGTCCCTGCTCTCCAGCAGTTTCCATAATTCGTTTAAAACTTCGATAAATGGATTTTCTGTCATGTAAAGGATACGAAACCAGCCGGCGGTTTATTCAGTGTCCGACTATCCTGTCGATGCATCGGTTCACATCGGACTGCATGCCTCGGATTGTAGAATCGTCCGGCTCGACAAGAATTTGCCGCTGCGGAAGGCGGCCTTTGCCTTGGTCATGGAATATGGCAAGGTCACGGATAGTCGGCGGAACACCCTTGACTGGATGTTTGGCGTCAAGGTGGCGGGCCGGCCCGCCAAAGCCCACGCGGATTCCGTCGCTGATATATTCAAAAAGATTGCCAGGAAAACCAATTGTAAGGGCATTGAGCAACGTTGACGTATCATTCAAGATGGAGAATTTTCTGCTCAAGGCTGCGGCAATTTGCTCCGGAGTCCTTCGCTTTCGCCTACCGTGTGCGGGTTTTTTACGCTTGGCATTAGTTCTGGCAAGTTTCGTAGACCGTTTAAGAGGAGGCCAGTCTCCGCCGCCGCGGGAATATTCTTTAAACCTTCGTTTGCTGAACCCCAGATAGCGGCTGCCCCACTGCTTGAACATATCTTTCAGGGGTACACTATCGTTAAGCCCCTTACAAAGCTTGTCCAACCCATGAAGATTGAATCTAATGCTCATTAGCAAACCACCGGTGATGTCGGCATGGAATCAATATCAAGTGCATCGAGTTCTAACTGACCCGCCATGACAGCATCAATCTGCCGTAAAACGTTTTCACCGATTTTCGTTAGTTTGTTGCCCTGATCGTCGTCATCGAAAAGCCCGCGGCATTCGTACAGCCACACGCCCGCCAGCTTGGCGGCCCAGTCTTTTACAAGGCCCGGAACTGTCCCCTGCGAATTGACGAGCGGCAAGGCGTATCTACCGCCTCTCAATCGGGCATTTATAATCGAGTCGGCATACGAAATCGCGGACGCTATGCGGGTATCGTCCGCTCCCGACATCTCATTATCCAGGTTCGACCAGCTCGCAACGTTCGATTTGCCAAATACGCTTTCGATTTCAGATTTAGTGGCGTAGCTCATTTTTTAAACCTCAAAAAAAGGCAGGTGGAATCGTTTTTTAAAACGCCACCTGCCTTGATAATTATTTGTCCATTGTTTGACTAAAAGTTCGCAACCTTAGCCTGGAAGACGGCTTTCGGCACTTTCAGGACCGGCAGGAACGTATCACCTGCAACCTGCTTCGCCGACACCGGATCGTCCTGCAACGTCGCGTAGCTGAACTGCCCATAGACCTGCATGGTATTGTCCAGTGCCGCAGCGGCGTCCTTGACGATATCCAGCGTCTTCGGTACTGGGTACGAGCCTTCCAGGAAGCCGAACCATTCGAGGCTGGGCGTCGGTGTGAAGGTGATGTTGTCGTCGCCCCAGATTTCCTGGATAGTGCCATCGTCGTCTTCGTAAAAAGACGAATCCATCGGATACCATTTCTTGATTCCCAAGAATCCATCCGGAATTTCGCCGCCCTGCAACACCAGTTGTGTCGCGGAGTTGTTGGCGATGAGCTTCGTCACCTGCGTATTGGCAAGGAAATAATCAATGATACTTGCGCCGTAAAACGCACAGCCGATTTCGTAACCAGTGAGTTTCTTTGACGCCTTCTTGATTTTCTTGATGTGCGTTATGATTCCGGTATTGGCACTTGCCCAACTGCCGCTGATTATAGCACCGTCGCCGAAAACGTTCAGCTGGTTTTTATTGCCGGCCGGAACGCCGAAATCGATGGAGAACGCCGCTCCGGTGCTACTGGACAGAAGGTTGCCGTCGCTGTCGAAATGCACCTGGCCGCTGGCAATCGCCATGCGGACGCATGCTTTGCGAAGTTCGATGAATCGGCGCTTGAAGTCGGCCGTGTCGCGGGCAACCTGTTCCCTGCCAAGCTGCTGCTTGCCGCCATTGACCGATTCCAGATTCTGCAGCGTCGTCACATTGTGGATAATGTGCTCGATGGTGTGCAGCAACGTTACCGGTATTTCGGTTACGCCCTTGAGATTCCGGCGTTTCGACGGGCTGCCGTACTGGGCGATACGCGCAGTCTTGCGGTCACCGTCCACGCGGAAATATTTACCAGTGTTGCCTTCGCACTTGCCGTCAACTCTGAAAAAATCCTGTGGGAGGTCATCGCCAGTTCCGGACTTGATTCCCTGAATAACGCCGCAGAGGTTCTCTCCGCCCAATACCTGCTGAAGTGTAGCACTCATTTTTTCTTACTCCAAAATTTTATTTGTAATCTGTTGTTGTAAAAAATTTTAAAAGGTTATAAAAACCTTTTAAACGTTACTCAAAATCGTCCGTGAACGTGTATGCGTGACCCACGCTGCGGAGCTGGGCTTTCACCCACGCAACCAGAGCCGCATCCGTCGGATAGTTGATAATCATTGACGTATTGACGTTGCCGCCGACAAGCATCTTGGAAAACTGGACATCAATGTCCTCATCGTCGTCGTCCGTCACCTTTATGCCGAAATCTTCGGCGACAAAGCACTTCGGGGCCGCCGACCCATCATTCGCACCCACGAACCCACCGGCGATAATATCCCCGACGCTGCCAATCGTGGTGGGAGTTACGCTCGCTCCGGTTTCGCCTGTCAGGCCGTCGGTATCGACGTCAGCAAGCGGGACGTCCACGCCGTCATAATCGCTGCCGTAAGTCAACGTAAAGCTACTCACATCAGTTCCGCCAACAGTAACTTTGCCAGAACCAAGGGCCGTATCGACTGCACTCTGGATAGCTGCGATATTCGCGTTGTAGGCAATATCTGCGGTTTCCACCATCGCCCCTGCCGCGGAAGGCACAATCAGTTTGAACGTGCCAGCAGACAACGTACCGGAAATGGCGACGGTCTGTACCGTAGTCGCATCCGCCGCCGTGACGGTTATCACGCCGGTAGTTGTGTTGACTGCGGAAAAGACTATGCTCTGGCTGCGGACTTCACCGCCGGCCGTCGCTGGGCCGGTAACTACCAGCGTGCCGCTTGCACCGATTCGACGGACTATTTCAGCCGCAACAGCCGCGGAAACAGTCATTGAAGTCCCGCCGTTGTACGCGGACGCGAGAACGCCGATAATCGACGGGGAATATTTTTTCGTCGCGGTGATTTTGCCCATGAGCAAGCCAGCCTGCAGAATATCGGTATCGCCGGTATTGGTCAGGTCACGCGATTTGCTGCCGTTTATTACACGACCACCGGCAAGATACGTACCAACGCCTGCTGCGAGCAGGCAACGTGGAGTCGCGGTTTTTTCAGTTCCCAATCCGGGCATTGAGCTATAAGCTGTCATTTTTGTATCTCCAATTTTTTCTGGTTAATTTTTTTTGAAAAATGGTCTGCTGAAAAAATTATTCACAGGCCTTTATCATGGATTTCTGGATTTCCGCATCGACGGCTGGCGGCTGTTCTCCAGGGGTCTGGCGACTCAAAGTCTGTGACTTCGTCATTTCGCCAAGTTCCTTCGGATCGTTAGCCTCAACAATCGACAGCACTTTCTTTGCGATGGATTCGTCCATGCCGCTGGCCTTGCGGGACAGCATGAGAGTGTTGCGTTTGCCAGGCTCGCCGATAAGCACGTCGTGTGCAACTTTAGCGGCCGCCGGAGTGAGTTTCCCGCATGCCTGTAATTTCTCGATACGGGCTTCCGTGCCTTCCACTAGGCCGTCCAAAGCATCAGGGTCAATCTTGCTCGCGGCCTTACCATCATCAACCTTTGCAGTCAAGCTCTCGACTTTTGCATTGAGTTCCGTGACCTGCTTCGAGAGGGTTTTGTTGTCCTCTGCGGTTTTGTCCACACTTTCCTTGATGCGGGAAAGGATATTTTCTTCGGTGACATCGTCGCCGAATCCGAATTGCTGTTTGAGTCCATCAAAGAGTTCCATGTTCGTATTCTCCACATTGTTTTTTTTATTTTTGCCTTTACTGGCTTCAGATGATAATACGAATACAGGTATGGGAGCATTCACGTCACCAGCTTTGGATAAGGGTATAAAGTCACCCTGGCCGGGTACTATGGGCTGTTGTACAATGCTGGAATGTGTGATTGCTTCCCCGTAAGCAACCCCTTGCCCGTCAACAAAATCGCGTTCAATCAACACGGACACGTTTTTACACCGGCTCGCAAGTTCGATTGAGTCATCGCCGATAAGTTCGTGGACGCCGTACAACGTCTTTGGATCTGTTGCCTGGGGATAATCTTTGGCTGCTTCCGTGCCCCCGCGGAACATGTCGACGACGTATCCCCGATTGTCTTCCGCGGACATAGAGTGGTCTATCGGAACTTCAACGTCGACTCCGTTTTCTTTCATGCGGTTGAATGCCGCAACCCAATTATCCATCCTCTGCGGCGTCACATCGAGCGTCCAGCCGTGCACTGGGTGTTTGTAGACCCCGCAACGTATCATATCTTTCAAGAATTTCTGGGCGGGCTGACCTGTTTTATTCAGGGATTGAGCTGACGCGGAAATGAACCGGCTGCCGTTATCGGCCCGTAAAAGTCTTTTGGTAGATTCCATTTTGTATCCTTTGCAAATTTCTCATAGAAGAATTTACAGAGGATACGCAGGAAAAAGGTGTGTTATTCAAAATCTTTAGTCGCGGCTGCACTTAAAAACAGATTGGACAGCGACGCTTCCCCTAAAAACGGCAGGTTTACAGTATCCGGTTCAAACTTAACTGACTCAAGCGTTTCCTGCGGTTTGCCCTTGGTAAGTTTCGCCCACCACTGCATGAGGTCTGCAAATGCATCGGCAGGGTCGTCGCATGCCAGGCTGAAAACGTGAACCTGCCCCGATTTGTCGACTGCCGTCGCCCTCATCATCCCTTCTTCGCCTTTTTTAGTTTTTTTGAGGCTTGGTTTGGGGGAATGGGTTTTCTTCGTGGCGTCGCCTATCCGAACCTCGTCGGGAGCGCCTACGAATCTTTTGCAACGTTCTATGTCATCCCACGGTTTCTTGTCTTTATCCATTTATCAGACCTCTCTGCAATGGACGATATAATTATCAATTATCGCCTCGATTTTACACTCTACCCCCTGTAAAAACAATATCTCTTTCTCTTCCGGATGAAGCGAATACTTGGATATATCACGACCGGTTTTCCCATCAATCATAAACAGCAATCCCCTCTTGCGGTCTTTGGCAAGTTTTTCGGGAAATTCTTTCAATAGCGATGCACTCTGGAATGCCTCGAACGTGTATTTTCCCTCCGTTTGCAACGACGCTAAAAAATCAGCCTTAGCCCGCGCCGATTTAAACGCCATTCCGCGATAGGATACGGCTTCTTTGCCTGGCAACTTAAACAGAGCGGCTTCAACCGCATGCGCCTTTTCAAGAGCCTGCTCTTTAGTCATATTCTGGCCTCTCATGGGTTTACCGAGCTGTGCTCTGACGATTGACATATAATCTGTAGACGTATAATCGATTACATTTTTCTGGTCAGCCATCGTCATCGGTTTGCCGGTTGTCATTTGCGGGATTATTCGCCTAACTGACGGCTGTGGATTTGGCGGCAGTTCTATTTTCGCCATATCTTGACCGACTCGCCCAGGATTGAAATTCCATCCTTTGTCAGCTGAAGGAAAAACTTTTTGTCCGTCAATATCTATTGGTTTGGCTGGTTTTTCGTTTGCAAGCCTATCACCCTTGAATATCTCAATGGTCGTACAGCGACAGTTATAACCATTCGGCGGAAAAATTTTGTTCCAGATTGGATCGTCTTTTGCATACCGGCAACCATCCAATGCCGCATGGCTCGGCCTCACGCGGTCATCGCCGACAGTAACGTATTCATAGCCCCACAAGATTTCCTGTACGGCCGAATCGTCGTTTACGTTCCACCTGCCGGCGGAATACGCAAGTTGCGTCTGTGTTCTAACAAGCGTTTCAAGCAGCCACGGAGATTCTGGATTTATTCCTGATTTTTCAAATGCATCCCTGAATATAGCCACGCCTTCGCGTGTATGCGCACCCTTACCGACGGCTTCGACGGCGGCTTGCCTCAAATTCCTTTCAAGCAATTCGTCCGCCGCATTGGTAACATTGACCGCCTCCCGCGTATAATAAAGATTGAGCGATTCAACTTCGCGGTCTTTCAAATCCATCCGCCTGACAAGATAATCTCTGGCCTTTTTGTATGGGTTATCTTTGACTGTGTAGAGTTCTTTTCGCTTCTGCAGAAAATCCGTCGCAGTCTGGATTGCTCGTAGGCTACTGCGCAGATGGGCCGCTACCATCAGGTCGGCTAAAAATCCTCCTGCCTCCTCGTGCACAGCCTGACGGACAGCGTTTACAACGCTGTCAATATTTCCAGATTGATTCCAACTGTTTATGCCGACAAGTCTGATTTTTCTGGTAATTTTTTTAACAGCAACCTGCGAAGCATCTTCAATTTGCCGGCAGTCGTTATCGTATATCTGGGCCTGCCTGCGGGCGTATTTACTCGCGGCACACATCTCTGTGCACCTTTTCGTACAGGGCTCTCATACTTGCAGCCATCGAGTTTGTTTGAGGTAAATCCCTGTTGCGGTCTGCGATGTCTTTCGCCAGATTTCCAATATCGCTGCCCTTGGGCAGGCCCGTATCGTCCAGCATGGCGTCAACGTCCAGCATCGTCGTAAATAAATCCACGTTCGCTGGATTAGTCAAAATCGATTGCATGATGTTCCGCAGAAACGCCTTCTGTTCAGGGTCTAAACCGCTGCGGGATATCCAAACCTTATTTTCAGCCTGCTGCCCGAAATTCGTCCGCAACAACGGATTTACCAAATGCCAGTTGACGGCTTGCAGCATTTCCAAAAGCGTCTGGTCTGCAACAACCAGGCTCAATTCTCCATGGGTCACTGCCTCCGCGTTTGTTCCGTGCTGGCCCTCCGTCGCAGTTCTTTCCGGCACGAGCCAACCTCGCATCATCAGGCTTTCGCGGTGACGCATGAGCTTTTCAAACATGTCACCGTGACTGCCCTGAACTTCCAAAAATGATATCATCCACGCCTTGAGCTGGGAAATATCCACGCCCTGCCGCGCCAAATCTTCAGCATATTTCGCCAGTACATTAGGCATGGCAACACCGTTTCCCTTGCCCAGATTGGCAAGTATCATGGCTGCCAACTCGTAGTTTGTTTTCAGATTCCCATTTTGGTCAAGGCTTTCACCAGGCGGATATTCAATCATTGGTATTACGCCGGCGACTTTCCGGATATACTGCTCCGCCTTTTTTGATATTTCGTTCCACGGGTGCCATGCAGTTTCGCGGATGTTTTCATGGCGGCTTCGCCCGTATGGATTTCCAGCCTCATCGTCGTACGTGTAGATAAACGATTTGTCGACGTTCAGGACAGTTCCGTTATTTTCGAGACCTGCGAAAATGCCGTGGTCGTCGGTAGTTTTTATCTTGGTCATTTCCGGCAGCAGCGGCTTTAATTTACGGTAAACCATCATTCCGTCCGCAACGTCCCAAACTTTTTCAAACGCCTGAAAACCGTAATCGAGCCCCCGCAGCATTTCTTTGCAGAGCGTAGGCCAGAGTGTTTTGAACTGGTCGTCAATAAAATCCTTCCATGCCTGCGGTGCGTCGGCATGGGCCGTGACAGTTATTTCCGCCGCTCGTATGGGTGCAGTGGCGGCAATTCTGGCAAGTGCGACAGTGGGATTGCCTCGCATTTTACGGTATGTCTCAAACGTACCTGCGGGCGGTGTCGGAAAACTCGACACCTCGAACATTCCGCCGCAAACTCCGCCTTTAGTCTGGGCTTTCGTCTCTTCGCCGAGGGCCGGCTTTGTATTTTGCATATTTTCAGCCATTTTTATTAAATCTCCAGTTCGGTTATGTAGAGGATACGATAAAACGGGCCTCGTCCTTCATCTTGGACACTGACCGGAGCGGACGAAGATAATGCACGCGGTATCCTTCAGCGTCGCTGGCGTGGCTTAATGCGTGCTCCCGTTTGTCGATAAGACCGCCCGCATCGCTCTTTAATTTTTTAAAATCCGCTATCAGACGTTTGCATCTAGGGTGTACGCGGTAATGGATTTTTTTGTCCACGTCGCATAGCGCTTCATTGAACGTGTTTATACGTTCAAGTACCGGAGGATTTTTCTTCATAACCCGCATGCGGTACTGGATTGACAACTTGTCGAGGTACTGCCTCACGATGGTGTAGCAGCTCTCAGCCGTGCCGGCCCATTCGTTGTCCCCTGATGCGTCGCCGAAGACGTGTATTTCGGGAAATTTCAAATTTTGTGTATTGAACCATTTTAAAAAACGTTCCATAGCTCCACGGACGCTCAATCTATCGTCGTAAATCTCGTGGCAACATGTGAAAATATCGGCCTTGTTGTCGTATTGCCCGATTTCGGCGTGCATGCCAGGGTCAATGTTGAAATCGAAGCTGACGTGCAGCGGCTGACCGGCTATCAATTCGCAACCGGTATCAATATTCGCCGCCGAAAAATTACAGTAAATAACGCCAATACCCATAGGTTTCGGCTTTTGCTGATACATAGCATCCCATACAATTGAACCAGATTCTTTTCGTAGTTGGGCAAGTTTTTCCTCGTCGAACCGCTGCCGGCAAAGGGCCTCGCCTGTTTTTCTGTCGAGAACATCATTTTCGCCCGCTATTGCCGGCAGACTTAAAACCCTCCAATCCTCCGGGAACTCCTCAAGTAACCAGCCACAAAGGTCATCGTCTGCCCAGCGTGTCATCGCAATAATAATCGCCCCGCCTGGTTCGAGCCGGCTCCGAAATGTGGAGCGATACCAATCCCGTATCGTCTGTCGATAAGCCGGACTATGCGAATCCTCCCAGTTTTTATACGGGTCGTCGATAATCATCAAATGCCCGCCGCGGCCGCTTAACGGCCCGCCGACGCCGACGCTGTACATCCCGCCGCCTTCGGATGTGTTCAGGCGTGCGGACGATTTTGAGTCCACGCTCAATTTCGCCCGACAACATGTATTATTCTGCAACTCGTTTTTTACTCGTCTGCCGAATCCCTCGGCAAGTTCCGCCCCGTAACTGGAGAGTATGATATTTCTGTCAGGAAAATTATCCAAAAACCATACCGGCGTCCAGAATGAAATCAGCTCCGATTTGCCGTGCCGCGGCGGAAGATTGACGATTAGATGTCCCCCATCAAAAACAGTTTGTGCAATCATATTACCCATAAGTTTAAGATACGGGTATGGTATCCATTTCCCGCCGCTTGCGTGTCTGGCGTATGTGTGAGGTGTCCACCGCCACGCATCATAAAGCATGGCTGATGGGTCAATCATGACTCATCCTCGCATGCGTTTGCCAGCTCAATAATGCTTTTCGCAAGTTTTGGGTTGCCGGCGGCTTTTGCCAAAATATTGACGGCTGGCGAATCGGTCTGCAACGGGCCGCCGTCGTGACCGGCAATGCGTTCTGCAACTTTCCCGTCAATCCGCTGCCAGAGCATGTCGATAAACTTAAAATCACCCTTAAGCGACTCGCGGACTGCTGTCTTAACAATAGCGTCCGCGATGGACAGTTCCAGAAAGCCTTTACCTTGGTTTTTAAGTATGACCGTTTTTTCTGATTCTGTAATGATATCGCCGACTGATTTTTCCAGTAACAATTTCAATCTTTCGCTGAGGCTGGCGTATCCCTTTGGCCGGCCAGCTGGGTTGCCGCTTTGACCAGGCTTAAATTTACCAAGGTCGAGATTTTTTATGCTGTTTGGGTTTTTACCTTTGTCCGAAAAAATTACTCCGTGCTTTTTTAGGCATGTGCGCATAGTAGTAGTGCTGACCTTGTGTCTATCCGCCAATTCAATTAAAGGCGTACCGGAGTCATACGATTCGATCAGTTCAGAGACTTGCGTTTTGGTTGGTGCAAATTTCTTTTTTACTTGTTTCCGATTCATGATATTCTGTTCGAGTAATTTTATAAACGATGTAACCAGTGCCGATTGTTGCCGCTATACCAAGCAGCCATACAGCCGCCTTAACTTTGAGCCCATGCCACCACTCCAATTTGCGGACACGCTCAGTCAATCCAGGCTTTCCGTTGCCAGCAATATGATGTGACAAATCAGCCAACGAGCGTTTAACCTCGGCTTGGGTATCAGCCATCGACATTAGTCGCTCGTCGACACGGGCCATCCAAGCTGAACAATCAGGGTTGATTTTATTGCACTGACCGTTCATGCCTCGTCTCCATTATTACAATGTGTGGATAACCAATTTTCAGCCTCAACGCCTGTGTTAAATATTTCAATCGCGGTTTCACTACCGATACTCATACAGCACACGCAATATATTTCGGCGCCGCCAATAAGAGTATGAGGCTGTGGGGAATATCCCATCGCCGGCCTGTCGAGTTTTGTTGCATCTGGAATATGGTCAAATATTGCCCATATCATAATTCCCACCTCACAGCATCTGCCGTACCTGCATATACCGCAAGTTTGCGGGTTGCTATCTGCGCAGACGTTGCGGCGAAACCTTGCCAGATTGAAAGCTGACAAACTGTACTGGCAGAAGCAATACTATAAGCATCTCCGCCCGAAGATTGTCCAAGTATACTTAATTGAATGCTATCTGTATTTGTAACTGGTGATTGACCACTGGCCATTGTGACAGTACCGTTTAAACAACGTGTTAATAATCCAGTAGTAGCATTGAGAGATACCAACAAATGCCGAGCACCAGTGCCACTCCAATAACCATTAGTCCAGCCACTATCACTGCATCCATTTGCAGATGACACGCAAAGATTGCTTGTGCCTCCATTATGCCATATATACCATAAGCTTGACCCAGAGCCAAGATAGTAAGATTGGGATGTTTGAGCGGATTCAAGGTCGCCCCTCCCCCCACGGTCATACCATATTAATTCAAATGTATATGAGCCATAACCAAGAGCACAGGGCATCACTGCATCGGTTACAAATCTGCGAGAAGTTGCGACATCGCCAATGCAACCTGCATATTGTGCAGTTCCAACAGTAATATTTTCAGTCGGAATATTGCCATCAATAACAGCATTATAAGCTTTTAGCCGCCAGTCTGTTCCAAGAGTACCAAAGTTCCGCAAATACCAATCACTACCAATTTGTATCTTACCGGAATTATTAAACAAATAGGCGATAGCGGCGGGAATGCTGAATGGGTCGTAAAAAGCATCAAGCTTATTGTTGCCCAACTGAATTATGCCGTCTACCACACGCATCATACACCCGTCGCAAGTATGGTCATTTTAGTGTTGCTGGCGGCGTAGAACTCAAGGTCACTTATCGATTCCGGCGTACACGGAATAGTTATCGGTACGAGGCCCATCGGGTCATAGCTCGCCGATGATGTTCCAGAGTTCATATATATCCCAGTACCGTGTGGACGAAGTAAAACTTCAGACGTCCATTCAGGCAGAGTCAGCCCTGCGGCCTCCAAGAGTTCCGCGACGGTTTTACTCGTGCTGCTGACCGTTACAATCAATACCTGCGGTTTTTGCATTTCCATATCCTCAATAAAGTTTTTAAGGATACGATTCGCAAGGCGGGTATATTCAGACTGGCATCGTACTGGATTCCATCTCCGTAATATTTACTATAAATACCGACATTTTATATCCGAATACATACAGTTGTTCGCCATCAATTACGGCTATAACCCTGTCGCTGATTGTAATGGGGCAGCCCTTTTCAATTAGACTTGTCAGCATTATCGCAGCATGAGTCGGCTGGATTTTCCGAGGTTTGGGTTTGGCGGCTCGATATGGCAGAGCATATGCGGCGTAGGTCTTACATACTAATTCAGCTTCATGTAATATATCACATTGGGTAGCATAATTTTGGCAGAGGCAATCACATTGTGCATTAGGTGTTCCACAAATATGGTTAGGTTGTGGAACTGGCCCGTGAAGAAATTCAACACGTAGTTTTTCCAACGTCCCTGCCATCTTCTCGCACATATCACGGAGCGTTTTATTTTCTCGAAGTGTTTCATTTAACAGTTCGCTTTCAATAACATAACAGTTATCAGCAACGCCAAAATCGAGATGTTTGCAATCAGACCTTGCAAAGGGATTAAATCCATCATCATAACAAAGCTCAATAGACGCATTACCATCTCGCTTACTTAGCCTTTCAATCTCCCTGTCTTTTTCCGCAAGCTCACTTAGCACACACGATTTGTGTCTTGGTGTTTCTTTTGCCGACCATGAATATGCAAGAGCTTTCCATTTATTATCACTGAAGCAAGAGGCTGTACCTTCATGGTCGTCTCGAAAGAATGGGCATTCAGTATCGCAAAATAATCCATTTGTTTTTATCTGACTCATTTCGCACCGTCGCTTTCTGTGGGAAGATTTCCCCACTGTTCAGCCATAGCGTCGGCAATGCCTTGAAAAGTAATAGACTTCAAACTTTTTCCATCTGGATTACGCTTGTTGCTCCAAAAATCCAGTCGTTTTCTGCCGTCTACGATGTTAGTAGATTTCAACATAGGTAAGTTTTTGAGCCATAAACAAACATCTTTTCTGTACCCATGTCCGAACATCCAGGGCCTTATAATTTGGTCAGGTCTTCTCCAGTTTCCATTGAGGTAGCCTATTGGATTCTCGATAGCAATATGCGCAATATTTGCCTCTGACAGTTTCATTACAAACTCAAATGCCTCTTGTCTTTTTGCTGGAAATTGTGCAGTTATTAATGGCCTATCTTTTCTGGTTGCGTTTGTCCGCATAGCCTGACACAACCAGGTGCATGGAGGATGTGCAATCATCATATCCCAACCATCATTTATAATGTCGAAAACATCTCCCTGATAGTGTGGGCCAGGTTGTTCGGTCGGCAGCAGGTCACACGACATTGCATCATGTCCACGCTTTATAAAAGCATCGCGGACGCGGCCTGAAAATTCACATGCAACTAAGACTTTCATTTCTCCCCCTCCACAATCTTCTTTGCCTCAACCTCTAAGTCGAGTGCTTCCATTTGACGCATCCATCTAGCCTCAAATAGATTCGCAATTATCATGTATTCAGCTTCGATGTCATATCCGTCATACACACTATGTATCCGATTGCGGAACTCCGACAACCAACCAGACCAACAACCACAACGAACAAATACCCCATCTTTTGTCGGAATACCATAAGTAGTCCTGTTACAACTTCCAAACCCCCCTGCATAATATATAGTACTGCCGATAGCCTCATATTTAGCCTCGCCGAAGCGGCACCCCTCGCCGAAGCGGCACCCCTCGCCGAAGCTGCTAATCAGCGAATAGTCGGTATTTGCAGGGCAATTTTTTACCCCATTAATAATTTCTAAAACGTCAAATTCTTTTTGAGTCATTTTGTGTTTCATAATTCTTTCCTTTATTTTTGAGTTTCGATATTTTTCTTTGCCTCGCGGAGAGCGAGGAGAAGAGATTTATTGATAATACAATTCGAGATACTATCTAAGATAAATACGATAGACCAATCGCCTGTTTCATGCCGATATGTGAGTCTCGTAAATCCTTCGGCCCACTCCAGCAGTTCAAACAGCTCTTTAGCTTCGGCATTGCGCTTTCGCTCGCGGGTAAGTTGGCCCTTGAGGGCGGAGCGGGAACGCTTGGCTGAATCTATCTGCCGTTGCAAACCATTAACCAGTTGGTGTGCAACCTTGAATCTTGCCTTATATTCCTCAAGTTCTTCTCTGTTAGTTTGCATTTTTCACCTCACAATACCTGTAATAGTTATATCTGTTATCTCAACTAGACTTACTGTTTCGTATCCGTGGAAACATGCGATTTCGCCCGTAGTCATACAGATAGCAGTTATTAGACCGCAACTTGGGTCTAAATCTGTTACGCCTGCACAAACAAAAATTTTTTCAGAATCTCTGGTAGCCCAATCGACAATAAATTTATCGCCGCGTTTCAATTTTGAAATTTTTATAAGCCTATCGTTTTGTAATGTGATTTTGGTTATCATGATTCACCTCTCAATCCATTTCGGGTACTCGCGGTATTCCAGGCCGTCGAGAAGATGGCCGGCGCGTTGTTTTCCACATTGAATCATTCCAATACCATCATCAAATACATACCAGCGATTACATACTATTGCGGCTATAATCTCGCCTTCGCTGAATTTATCGGAGTTCAACCATTCCCCGTTCTGTTTGAAAAAAAATGGCACGCCTGAATCGCTGCATTGTTGTTGGATATTCCGCACCCAATCAGGGTGCATAGGCCTTGCTTTAGGCCCGCTCTCGCCGCCTACGATTATCCAATCAAGGCCAATATGACAACCGCAAACCGTACTCATCATTTCGGGTTCGATTTCATGGCAACGCTCACAGAATGTCTCAACTTCTATTGTTTTTGAACCATCGCGATGTTCAATTTCTGATTCTATTTCGATGGGATTGAAATGTAATCCGCAGGTCTCGCAATACTTGGTGTCTGTTTGTAATACTATCTTACCCAGCATCGGCTCAATGGAAACGAATCGCATAGCTGCGGGGATTGAAAGCAACATGGGGATTTTAGCGTCGGCTTCTTCTTGATTGCAAATTGTTACGCCGATACCAACGTTTGGCAGGGGCCAATTTATACCCTTGAGATGGCTAACATTCATCTGGCGGGCCATGCAAGTCCAGACCCAATCGTGGCGAGATGTTCCACCAATATTGGCAAAATATTCAACCATGCGTTGCGGCCGCTTCGTCAGCAATAAAAACTTGTGTTGTGGACAACGCGCCATGATTGCGAAAACTTGGTCTATCCACTCAAACGGTACTGTCTCATGGAACAGGTCTGACATTGAGCAGACGAAAATTACGCGAGGCTGTTTCCAGTGCAGTGGTTTTTCAAGGGCAGATTCAACAAAAGCTGTCTTGCCATTCCAGACGGTATCAACCACGCGACCGTAGGAATTTTCAACAAGATGATTGACAACGCCTGAATAATATTCGGTTTGCTTTATATTAACCAGCCGTCCCGCCATCCGCTCCGCATAGCAATGCTGACATCCAGGCGAGCATTTGCTGCAACCGATTATCGGATTCCATGTTTCGCCCTTGTAACCTGGCACGTTCAGCCATCCTATTTTGTGTTCTGACATGATTTTATTCCTTGTTTTTGGGATTCTTTCATTGCAGGTTGTGCCCATTCGTACGCCGTGGTTCGCTCAAGGGCAGCCTTGGGCATGAATTTAAACTTCGCGTGCTGCTCCGCAATCAACCGTCTGCGTTCCGACTCCGGAACTTCCCGTCGAAATCGCTCCAAAAGCTCGCGAGAATCGTCTGACTTGGCCTCCGGCGGCTTGGTCGGATATACGCCGACTTCGGCCGGCTTTGCCGCGGAAGCAGCCCTGGCAAGCCGTTGCTGGGCGTAATACCGCACGCAGCCCCACGCCCAGATTTTCATTCCCGACTGCGGGAATTTTTCCATCGCCGTACGAAAATCCTTCGCCGTAATTTTCTCGAGCAGGCCGGCGTCGGTTTCGCCGGCTATCGCGTTTTTCCAAGTTCCAGGCATTTCGTGCCCGTACGCCTCGCGATAAATTTCGGCAAGTCGCCGGACGTGCGGATTGTTTTTTTCTTCTCCCCTGCTGCTCCCCTGGAAATCCTCCTCTGCCTCCTCCCGCTTCAAGGGCGAATTTTCCACGCCGGAATTTTGCGTGGGGGGGGTAAGGGGGAGGATATTATTATTACTATAACTATAGATATGCGCCGTTACATCTCCGTTACAACCTTGTGTTACATCTCTGTTACATCTCTGTTTTTCCCTCGACTTTGCCACGCGTTCAGCCCCATTTTTACGGGCTAAAAACGCATTTCGCATCTTGCGATTTATCAATGTTACATAGAGCGTTACATCTCCGTTACTGGGTAACCACTCATCATTGTTACAAACCGTTACATGTAACATTTTAAGTCGCTCTTTCGTCGCTTCGTCCGTCTCGACATTTGCCGCTCCCGACGCCATCAAATCGGCAACCGCAAAGAGCATCTCTTCCGGCTTGCAACGGCATATCATGGCAAGCTCGTTAATGTGTCCGGCAATCTGTCCAGACTGGTCGTCACGGAACATCTGGCATAACATAACGCTCCAAATACCGCGAGTTGCCATTGAACACCGCAACAGGGCTGGGTCATTTTCCCAGAGGTCGACATCAAACTGCATATACCAATTCTTTTTTGCCATTTTACGGATACTCTCCAACTGCCTTGTTCATTCACGCCACACGCTAACGCTTATTACCGCCCCAGGCCTTTCGCCCTGTTCAGCAAACCGTTTACGCACGCTTCCGTCACACACCTGTCCATCGTCTTTCCAGAGCCCCACCTGCGTCAAGGCGTCAAGTACCGCCTTATCGAGATTGTCTCTGTCGCCGCCGTTAGTGCCCATCCCGCGGGTATGCCAATGCGGGGCAGCCGGCTTGAGAACGCCGGAATTCCTACCCGTCCCAAAATGGCCCTTCGGCCGTGCAAAGATAAACTCCACATCCACCCTCACGGGGCCGCCGACGGGCTCTCCGTGCAGGAACGGCTTGGCCGCCAGTGCAACTGCAGCCTTCCACCCTTCCGCCGTTCCCGGGTCAAATGCGCGGGCGTGAAACCTACCATCCTTGCCCTTCCGTGCGAACGCCCTGTGCCTGGGCTGCGGCCTAGGCTGCCCGTCAACCCGAAAACTGCATAACGGCTTCCAGTTCATCTTTCCAACTTTCAATTCTTATCCATCCTCTTGTTGAAATAAATCAACATCAATGCAATAAAACATAAAGAAATAACTATTATTTCAGGGTCCGTCATCAACTTATTTCCATGTACATACGCCGGATTCGTCGAGCGATTTCCCGCTAAAAAATTTCATCGTAAAACTTACAGCCAGATATAACGGAACGGCGATAATCAGGACTATGCCGGATTTCATCAAAAACCAGCAAAGCCATTCTTCAAAACTAAACTTAGAGAAAACCTCTGTTGTGAATTCCGGAAATGATAGCTGCAAAACTATCGTCCCCGCCGCCAAACCCAATATTGCTGCGAAGAATATCAACAAAAACAGTGCTACGATTTTCATAATTATGCGTCCGTGCATTTCTGGTACTCCATTAAAATGGGATCTCTTCTTCACCGTCGCTGCCTGGCTGCTGCATGGGTGGCTGTTGTACCGGCGGCTGCTGGTTATATTGCGGCTTTGGATATGGCTTTCCCTGATATGGATTGGACGGCTGGTTCTGCTGATTTTCCTGACCGCTAACAAATGAAAACCGTTCAATAAAGACGCGGTGTTTGCTGCGTTTGTTGCCAGCCTGGTCTTCCCACTGGTCAAAATCAAGTCTACCATCGATAAGTATCGGAGTGCCTTTTTTAAAATACTGATTAATGGTTTCAGCCTGCTTACCCATTGCTCTGCAATCAATGAAGCAAACATCTTCACGGGTCTGACCGTCGTTAGTGCAATACTTGCGATTGACAGCCAGGCCCAATTCGACGACTGGAGTCTGGCTTGGCAGATACGACAGTTGCGGGTCTCGCGTCAGGTTTCCCATCAGTATGACTTTGTTAAAACTGGGCATGTTTCATAGCTCCTCTGGTTCATTGTGTGTGTCTGACTTCTTTTCTTCCCGCTCCTGCGATTTGGTATCCTTTTTACCCGTCAGTTTTTCTGCAAGAGATTCTGTTCCCGATTTTGCCTCATCCCGCCCACGTTCGAAGAAGTCGTCAACCCCTGCCATATTGTCTCTTAGGGATATATAAATCTTTCCCAATGCGATAATTTCAGTTTCATTACTGGCTTCAAGTTTGTGACAAAGTCGTTTTTCCAGCATATCAATCGTCACGCCCATTTCTGCAAACGACGCCGCCATCTTCCTGATTCTGTCTACCAGCGGTTCGCTGCTGCCGTCGCGGAGCGTCTTTTCGCAGGCATTAACAGCATCCTCAACAACGTCGCCCGGAATTACTCCAAGTATGCACGCCCTCAAACGCCTGGCACCCTGATTCGCTACCATCTCGTAAATATCCCGCGGGTCTGTCAGGCGATGTGAACCGTTCTTTGTAAATCGGGTATGCGGAACCTGAAAAACCTTGGTCTGCCGGACGTTGGTTTCCAGGTCCCAGCAATACGCCATTACCTGCGACATTCCGGTATGCGTATCCTGCGAGAGTTCGGTTATTCCGAAATCGATGTTTCCCCAGTCGCGGGCCAGCTCTTCGGCGAGTCGGATGCTCGGCCCAGTCACCTGCGTACTGCCGCGTGGATAACTGTAAAGTGCCGTTTCCGCCAAACGCCGACGCTGACACGCCTGCATTATCCGCGAATATCCTGCGTTGCAGTCACGCGGGAAATTGCGGGCCATGACAATGGCCCCCTGCACTTCCGACATCGCCCTGGACTGCTGGACGCCAAGCTGATTGTTTTTGGTAGTCCCGTCGGACGTCGGGCCTTCGAACCGGATTGCGGCATTACTGTTATTGTTTTCACGTTTCTGGATTTCTGTCGTTTGCTTGTTCATTTTTTTACCTTTCTTGGCAATATGTTGAAGTTAAAGTGGATTTTTGCGTGTTCGCAGGATTCGATACGGCTTTCCTGGACGGTAGTATTCCTGGAATATCTGGGGGCAATCCCGCTTAAGGGCTTCGGTATCGATGCCCTTGCGGGTCTGTTGCATATACGTAATAGCTCCGAGGTTTCCGCAATTTGCGGATTCATTCTCCCCTAATGCGGCGAGGAGTTTTGCCTGTACTTCATCTTTCTGTTGCGATGCAAGTTTTTCGGCTTCTTTCGCGTCAATCCACGCCTGTACCAATTCTTCTGGCACACTACCGATACTGTTCGGAGTGCGTCTCATGCGTTTGACGACGGCGATGTTCGGGGCGGTATCAGCCGGCGGAATCTGCTTTTCTATTAAATCCCAAAATTGTTTCGCTTTTTCCGCTATCGCCTTGGCAATATCAGTGTTGCGTGGAATTATATAAAGCCTAAACCCTGTTCCGCCGATGAACGCAGGAACGTAGCATTCGCCTTGTCCCCATGCCATCATATGACAGTGTGTTTGGATGATTACGCGTTCCGGCACCTGGTCAGTGCCGTCGTCGCCCCATACATCCATTACCGGCCCAAACAGGCCCGTCGTCTTTGCTTCGACCGGAACTGACGTCTGCTGAATAACGGCGTCGGTATTAACCGTGAGCGGAAGCCCGTCTACGGCCTTATGCTGATTCCTTATCAACGGGCCAAGTTGCTCTTCGGCGAAATCGAGCACGCCAGCCTCAAATTTGTTTCCCGCATAACAGGCGGCATTATCTTCGTCGGGTTCGAGTTGGCCCGTCTTGTCCAGCCATACATCATATTCCGTTTTGAACGGGTCGAGCCCGAATAATGCAGCCATGTCACTGCTTCCGAGGCTGCTACGACGCATTTCTTTCTGTTCTGCTGTAATAGGCATTTTTAAAAACCCTTCTTTATTTCTTAACCATTCCGTCTTCGATAATTACCGAGCATTTGCCGGCGTCCGTCGACACCACCTCGAGCCAAATCTGAAAATCATTTACGGCGGCAAAATCGGAAAGCATCTGCAAAGATTTTTCATCCAGCAGCGAGCCGTCCCGAATCATCATCACGCGTAACTGCGGATTCATCGCCGCTGCGATTGCAGCCGACACCCGCAACTGCTCCGCTCCGCTGGCCTGACTGAGCGGCACGCCGTTAAACGTCACGCCCTCGCCGTCAAAGCAGAGCCCGTCGACCGGAAATTGGGTTTCGGCAAGTTTTTTGGCTTTCTTGTCGTCAATGCTGTTAATGCGTTCGTTCAGGATTTTGGCTTCACCTCTGGCGTCTTCGAGCCGCACTTCCACATTTGCCTTGGCCTGATTTTCGCGGATTTTTTGATTAGTCGATTCCAGTTGTTCAATCTGCGTCTGAATTCCCTGTACGTCAGCTTCCTTAAACTCAAACTGGATTTTCTGGTTATCTCTAATAACGGATTGTGTTTCAGCCAATGAAGCTTCGAGCGTTTCCAGTTTTTTACGCCACGCGTCTATCTGGCTTTCCGCGTGGGCAATCTGTCCCTTGATATTGTCGCTCTCTGTTTCCATCGCCTTGATGTACCTTGCCCTATCGACTGATTGTTGATTAATGGCTTGGGCAGCGTCCAGCTTGGCCAGCAGTTCCGACATGCTCAACAATTCCGCCGGAACGTCACTATGCTCCGGCATGCCAGCCAACTGGCCTTCGAGGTTTTTGATATGATGGTTGACGGCAGTTCGCTCCGCGTAAAATTCCGCACGTTGCAGGTCAAGCGTGCTGAAATCAATTCCCACAAGTACCTTGAGCGTCTCTGCCTGTGACCGCGAATCTTGCTGCATGAATTTCAACGGGTCAAACGCAAGCGTTCCACAGAGCTTGTTTAACAGTCCCTGCGGGCTGTCGTATCTCGCTCCGTCCTTGTTCGTCACCTTAACGTTGCCGCCGGCTTCCGTAAATGTACGGGTAATCACATAATCATCAGTTTCAATCGACACTTCGCCGCGGGTCTGTCCGTTGCGGATGGGCTTATCGCAGCACGCCGCCTTACCTGCGAGTGTGTAGGTAATGGCGTCAAGTACCGACGTTTTTCCCTGTCCGTTGTTTCCGCCTATGACAACCATGTTTCCGTCCGGTCTGATTTCGACGGCCTGCAGCCGCTTGACGTTTTCCGCTTTCAGTGCAATAATTTTCGACATTGTTTTTTTACCTCTTTGTAAAATACGTGGTTTGTTTTTAAACTACCCCGTCTCTCCGGGGTGCAGTCACGCTCGCTATTGATTCGCAATAGCAATATTCAGATAGAGCGTGTCGCCTAGTTATCTTTCCCGTAACGGGGATGATTTATCGGCCTTAAAAAAGCACCTGCAGATACTCAATTAGGCTACCCATATCAATCACCAACGTTTGGGTATTATCTATCATGTTTTAAGCCGCCAGCGGGACTCGAACCCTCGCCTCTGGCCCCCTGAAACAGGTACGCCAGTGTGCATGCCGACAACACCACGGCGGCATAACCCGCACCACGTGTGCGGGCATCTACGGAACGACTATAAAAGAGCTTCGCCCCGCTCACATTTGCGGAGTAGTTTCATCTTTCTTCGCGCGCTGCCAAAAGGCGAGCGTGGCATCTGCGATTTCTCCGGCGGCTTCCGGCCCTATGCCTTTGATATCCTTGGCCCAGAAATCGCCCTTTACATTCTGCCAATCTGCAAGCTCGCCCATCGTCGTAATGGACGGCTCATTATCACGGAGCTTTTCCAGTACCTTCGGCGATATTTCAGGGGCTACCAATCCCGCAAGCTCCTGTTCCCGCCATGAGTCATCGTTTTCGTCTGCCGGAGTAGCGGTTACAGGCTCGGCGGCTTTCGCAGGTTCTGATTCCTGCATAATCGGGAATTGGGGCTCTTCGATGGAATGTTCCTGCAGTTCTTCCATTGCCGCGTCATACGCTTTCTTGGCATCTG